AACCGTGCAGCAGACGACCTTTAATAATTTTCATCAGTTATCTCCTATCATAGTATATGAGACAGAGATAAAAGGTTTTCTACCATCTCTTTATAAAAGTTTTGAGGATGGTAGTTTTGACAATTCTACTGGTAAAATAACTGGTGAGTTGAATGGTAAAGTTTTGATACATCAGGACACTAGACTCATACCTTTTTTCAGAGAACTCAAGAAATCTATAATACAATATCTTGAACATTTTCATATAGATAAAAAAACTTTTCAGATAAATTTTACTAAAACTTGGTTTACTATATGCGATCCTGATCAAACGTTTCCAATGCACTATCACTCATGTTCTCATATATCATGGGTATATTACATACAAACGCCAGGCGACCCTATAGTTTTTCATAAAAAAAATTCAAACGAATGGTTTGGAGATGCGTTTAAATTTTCAAATCATTATACTTACACAAACATGGAGGGATATGCTATCAATCCTAAAGCAGAACGCTTGGTTATTTTTCCTGGTTCTCTCGAACATTATACTACTGCTGAGCCTAGAAAACATAGACGGATTAGTCTTGCGGGCGATGTTATTTTGACACTAAAAGATAGAACCAATTCAGAAAGTGGTCTACTATCACCCCAGTTTTGGAAGCACTTCTAAATAATATATGCTATAATAGAAGCATATGTCAGCACTATCACTTCCAGTTTTAAAGAAGACAGACGACACAGGTGTTGGAGTGTCTCGTGCTGCTGTTCTCTATAAAGTTATAAAAGAAGGCACCCCAATTGAGTTAGTTAGTGGTGGTAAGAAAGCAATACAAGCAAAAAGTAATGATGTTTTAAAAGCACTAGAGGCAGCAGGAAATACAACAGATGATGGTGCACATAATAGACTTGAAAGAATTTTTTCAAGGAAAAAACCTTTAAAATATATCACAAAAAGTGGCACAATTGATATAGGATTATCAGATATAGAAAAAACAGAAATGTTTGGATCTAATAAAGGATCAGGTGGTGGTGCAAAAGGTACAGCATTGCAAGAATCTGCTGCAGCATGGTTTTCTGCTGTTAGATTTAGTGTTAATAATGACATAACACAACAACCAACTGATAAACAGTTCGATGCTGTTGCAAGTCTTGTCTCAACAGACAAATCATTAGATGAGATTAAGGAATACTTGGAGGAAAGACCAGAATGGGTAGAATCATGTTGTGCTACTGCCAATAAACTATACGATAAATTTGGAAAAAAGAATGGATATAACTGGTATAGAGGTGGGTCTTTTGTTGATTCAATTAATGCTCATTTTAAAAAAGTAAACACATCATATGATACACCTCCGTTTGCAAACTTAAACAAATGGACACCCGCAGATATCTGGGCATGCGAATGTAGTTTTGATAAAAGTGAAATGAGAGAAACAACTAAGTTTTCTTCGTTCAATGCTTATTTAAAGAAAGCAATAGACGATGAAATATTGTTTGGTATATCTCTTAAGAAAACTGCCTCATCTGAAATAAAAATAACTGAAGTAAACTATGATAAGTCTAGACCAACTTTTTCTTTTGATAGTATATACGCCAAGTCGTTTGAGTCATTAGATATGTGGATGTATATAACTGGAATATCAGTTCAATTTCGTGACACCTCTGGAGGTAGTGGTTTACAATGGCAAGGGGAAGCTGTGGGATCAAAAGCAAAACATGGTAAGATAGGTGGTGGTGTATACAGTGGAATTTTAGAAGAAGTTACTGGTCAACCATTGTACACCAATATTGATCTGATTAAAACAGATGCTAGAAGCGGAAAACTTAAAGACGACGTGTTAAAACTATCAAGAGATTATACTAACAAAGTTGTAGGAGCAGAATCTGGTCAAAAAGGTGTAAGATTACAAAGAATTGAAGACGTTACTAAGTTAAGTGGTAGAGCGAAGGACGATAAGTTAAGAGAGATGATTAATCAACGTCATAATGAGACAAAAGGGCAGTGGACTTTCTCAAAATATTTGGGTCTGCTTATGGTAGATAGATTGATGAATATGTCAGACACAGATAGACATAAATTTTCTAATTTAGTTGGATTGTATGCAACTTCACAGCACAGAGATTCTGCACCATTTTTAAAAGCAAGTTAATGGCAAACGTAACTCAACTCAAACACTTAGAACACATAGAAGATGAGATACTTAACCATGGATCTGCAGGATGCATGGCATCAGTCTCTGCTATGCAAGAATTATTGCGTATGTTAGGAAAGAAACCTAGCAGTGGTTACATGCAAACAAAATGGGATGGTGCACCATCAGTTGTATGTGGTAAACACCCTGCAAATGGCATGTTTTTTGTAGGAACTAAATCTGTTTTTAACAAAGAAATGCCTAAAGTTTGTTATGATGAAGATGATGTTGATATGCACTATGGAGATGCTAGTACAGACTTACGAGATAAGTTAAAACTATGTGTAAAATACTTTCCGTCCTTGAATATGGACAGTGTGTGTCAAGGTGATTTGCTATTTACATCAGATGTAAAATCAGAAACTGTAGATGGTGAGAACTTATATACTTTCAAACCAAATGCCATTACATATGGCATACCTGTAGATCATCCAATAGGTAAAAGACTAGGTAAATCAAAAATTGGTATCGTATTTCATACATCATACACAGGTAATGACATCGCTACTATGACAGCAAGGGCGGGTGCTCCTAAAATGAAACCTACAGCAGATGTTTTTCTAGTAGATAACGATACACCTATGGATGACATATCTGTAGACAAATCTGTCTTAAGTAAATTTGAACAAAACATATCAATTGTTGAAAGTATGTGTAAAACATCTGGTGACTTCTTAGATCACCTAGTAGAGAACATGGGAACAACAGGTGATAAGAAATTTCATGTAGCATCATATCTAAAACAATTTTTCAACGCAGAAATACGTGGTGGCAAATCTATAGGTAATGCACAGACAACTCTTAAAGCATTAGGTGAATTTTATCATAGTAAAATGATGGCAATCATTGATAAATTAAAAGCAGATAAAACTATAATGCAAAGAAGGCAGCAGATGTATACAGGAATGCAATATTTGGAAGATAATGCTGATAAATTTACTGCTATGCTCACTCTATACACAAAAATTATAGAGTGTAAGGATCTTGTTATGGCACAACTAGATCATCTAGAAACATTCAAGACATATGTTCAGACTGACATGGGTTATAAGGTAACTAATCCAGAAGGATATGTTCTACATCACAACGGAGACATGATCAAACTCGTAAATAGAATTGAGTTCTCCTACATCAACTTCACCCTAGCAAAGTCATGGAAATAGTTGACTATAAATGCGTATATTTTACCTTTGGTAGATTCCAACCACCAACTGTAGGTCACGCGGAAAATTTTAAGGCAGTAAAGAATACTGCTAAGGGGTGTGACTGGTTCATATATCTCTCACAATCTGTAGATAGTAAAGGATCTAACCCATTAGACCCTGACAGGAAACTATACTATGCTAAAAAAATGTTTCCTAATTTTGCCAAGCATTTTAGATCAGGTCCTACTGATCCTGTAGGTATATTGAAGGAGTTGCAATCAGAAGGATATGATGATGCTATGTTTGTTGTAGGTTCTGATAGGGTACAGGCAATGCAGTGGGTCAAAAAGTATAATGGTAAGGACTTTTTCTTTAGAAAATTAGATGTAATATCATCTGGAGATCGTGATGCAGATGGTGATACCTTTGCAATATCTGGAACAAAAATGCGGAGAGCAGCAGTTGCAGATGACTTTGATACATTCAGAAAAGGTATACCAAAGGGTCTCAATGATAAAGATACGCGGAAGATGATGGAAGAAATTCAATCTAATATGCCTAAGTTGTATAAATAAGTTTGATATGTATACCTATATTAATGAAAAGTCTTGCAGACTTCACTAAGAAATCCAAAGTTGCGGAAGCAAACATCACCAGAGACAAGTTCTATAAGAACGAAGTTTATAAAAAAGGTGAGTGGGTTCTTACTGAGCAAGGACAAGTTGGTAAAATACACCGACGAGGTCCTAACTACGTATTATGTCTTACAGCAGAGAACACAAAGTTCCGCAGCTGGATCACAGATATAAAAGAAGTCTTTGAGATTGGCACTGATGCAT